ATTTCCTTGATCTGGATCATATGTTTTAGAAGACCAATAATTCGTAATTAATTTACGAAGATACGCCTCTGCTTTTGGTGCTGGCATGTTACCAACATCCACATTAAACACTAAACGTTCTGGAGCACGAGCCAAACGATAAATGATAATCGAATCTTCAATCATCGACAATTGACGATAAGCTCTGCGAGCATTTTCTAAAAATGGCAAACGCATTGTTTTGCTTTCGTTCCATACGTCAGAATGTACATAAGTAATCTGATTTTTATCCATCGGAATGTAATCAATTCCAATTTGTTTTAATGGATTATTTGGATCGAATTTAGGTTTACGATACAAATAACCCTTTACCATTACGTTTTGTACATTAGAAAATACAGGATCAATTAATTCAGTGGGAACTTGCACAACTCCCAAAACTCCTTCTTCTACATAATCTTTATGGATAATATGTTCCCAATAGATTTCTCCTTCTACTAATAATTGACGAAAATAACTCCATCCTTTGTGCTCGAAGTCAAAATAATTAGTATACTTTAAAAATTCCTTTTCAATTGTTTCTTTTTGAAAATCAGAAAGATTAACGTTTCTGTATTTTATTTTCAGACAGCTACTAGTATGTGGATCTATATTGATAATTTCATCACAAATCTCATCTAATGCATTTGCAACTTCTGAGAAAGCTGCCATGATACGATAATCTTTAACACGAGCCAATTTATCTTTTTGGATATTGGCATACATCACTTCACTGTATCGTTTATCCGAAGATACAGTTCCTACAGTTTCGTTGTTAAATTCAAAATTTTGCGAAATTGAATGACGAGAAAGAACCTCTGCTCTTTTCATTCCCGTATCTTCGAAATAACGATACTTCGGATTTAAATTCTGAACCATTTGAGTAGTATCAAAACCAGAATACGGAAGTTTAGATGAAATATAATTCATCAACTCTTGTTTAAAGGACGTAGATCCATTAATTTCAGCCATGATTCTATTTACTCTGTATTACGCTGAAATATAGTTCAAGAATGTATTTATACTATTTGTGTCTTTCCAACCGACTGAGTTAACAACAGCAATATTAAAATCTCCTTGAGCAGATAAAGGTGGTAATGTCAGATGAATAACATTCTCTCCCATTATAGTGTAATAAGAACTTGGAATTAAATAACCACTCAACGGTGGATAATATTCAAACTCAAATGAAGTTAAAGTTTGATACATACTAGTTTGATTTGTGCTTATCAATATAGAAGTGGTATATTGAAGCATTTCTCCTAGTATATTAAATGATAGATTTTGATTTTTTGTTTTTATTACTTGAGAATCTCCTACTAATTCTACTGGATAAGAACCATTGGAATTTAACAAATAAATATTTGTCAATAAAGGGGCAGCAGAAATAGATATAGTTTCTGATTGTGTATTTTCCGCAGCTAATTCATCAAACAAATCATATTGTAGTATAGATCTGTTTGTTAAATGAAAATTAGAATCTATAAAATAAATAGTTTTGAGAGGATCTTTAGCAGCAGCAGGAAACAACCAACCCTTAATAGTGAAATTAGTAGTGGATTGAAATCTTGGTTTGTCTGTTGATTGCAATTCTATCGGTTGTTCTACCTGAATAGAACCGCTCCATAATACTTCAGAACGTATTTCGGATAATTCAGGCAAACCAAATTCAAACGGAATTTTCCAAGAAATTATTAAGTAAGGATTAGAATACGGAACGAAATTCGAAAGAATTTGATCCATGTCGCTTTGATAATTAGTTAATATAGTAACCGAAACCCCGACATTAATTGGTATCGGCATTGGTACTTTTGGTGTTGTGGTATTAACTCCACGAGAAGCCGTGTTGTAAAATCCTTCGATTTTATTGAAAACTCTATTTTCGTCTCTATCAATAGAAGTTATGTTAACAGCTATTACGGGAACTGTTATGTTTTGGGATTTGTTTATTATGTCTAAAAGAACCCGCTGAACTGGAGCATGAACATATCTTACCTTTATTTGTTCTTTTTCTACACGATTTTTATCGTATCTAGAAATAATAACATCGTCCATTGCTGCAACAAATTGCACCAGTAGATCGTGTATTTCAAAATAAAATCCTTTATTATACATTTCTTCTATACATTATTTAGAAGAAATAATAATTTAAACGAATCTTGAAATAAAATACTTGGGCAATTTCCTTACTGATCGTATAACCGCATCTGTGATTGTTCCATCTAAGATATAAGTGATACATTTATCATTTTTTGTTCTTACTCCTCTACCACAAGCTTGAATTAAATTATTCAACATTTTATTAACATACCAATCAGGATCTTCTTTGAAGAGTCTTTTAATTCGTTCGTCATTTAATGGCATGTATGCCGCTTTCAATAATATTTGAAATCTAGCCAGATCTTCTTTCAAATCTACTCCGAATGCCATTGAAGGACTCACTAATATAGTAGGTTCTTTTGATTCAATATGCTGTTTAATAATAGCTTCGTTATTTTGCCCGTCTATTCTGAATAGAAATCTAGGATCATTTGTTCGGTCTTTTAAATACTGAGTAATTTCCATAGTATGAGTATGGATAATTCCTTTTTGGTGTTTATGCAGTTCACATATTTTTAAAGTATTTTCGCATAACTTCGGAAGTTTTTCTTTTAAATTCTTAAAATTAATCTTTTCGCCTACTTTTACATAGATGGGAGCATTTTTAGGTTCAAATGCCGAATCTACTTCAATATACTTATATTTCTTGATTCCTAATGTTTTAGCAAAATTAGCATGATCAATAATTGTCGCAGACATTAACAATACTTTGTCACCAAATCTAAAAATACTATCAGACAATCTTTCAACTCTGAGTGGCTTTAATGTTACACCTTCTAAGTTATGTTCAATTACATATTCACATTCTTCCCATGTATCTAATGTTACTTTTATTTGAGAATGTAAATTACTAAAAAGTTTATACCTTTGAACATCAGAATCGATGAATGTACTCTTTTTCTTTTTGTTTAAAACTTTTTTAAGTTCTTCTACTTCGTTTCCTAAATTAATTTTAAGACTTTCCAACCAAATTCTAAACTTTTTGTAATTTTCTACTGGTACGTCTTGTGGTTTAAACCCTAGTCTTTTTAGGATTTTGTAATTTAAACTTCTACTAAAACGCTTTACCAATTCATCTTCTAGTTCCGAAGCTTCATCACAAACAATATATTCTCTTCTCTTTACATGATCAGGAAGAGAAAGAAACATACTATAATTAAGAATTCCGAATTTGTTAATTAATGTATCTCTTCTATTATTATAATAATCACAACGAGAGTTTAAAATGCATCCTTCTTTTAATTTAGAATTAAAAAGACAAGGAGCTACTTCCACATCACAACTTGGATCAACTCTACAAATATAACTACTCTTTCCTTTCAAAGAAAATGCATCGTTAAAACTATTTGTGTATTGATCTTGTAATCCTTTTGTAATAGTCAGCGCAAAAGCTCCAAAAGAAGGTTCGTCTCTACATTCATCTGCTCTCAAATAATCTCCGTATTGATCTGCTCTGAAAGCATTATAAGATTCGATTAAATTTCTAAATTTATCGGTAGCATCTTTTGAGAAGTTTGCAAGTGTTTTTGATAAAAACGACTTACCACTTCCAGTGGGAGCACAACAAATTACAAATTTATATCCACTTTTAAAGGCGGAATCTATCTCTTCAATTAAGTGTGTTTGTTCTTCAGAAGGTTCGTATTTTCCACCTTCGTAAGGAAAGTAATCTAACAATACCATCAAACCATACTACTCTCAAACAACCGAAAGATCAAGTGAATTTTTCTCAAATAATAATACTTTGCTATTGTAGAATCTAGAAACTTGATTTTTATTTAATGATAATAATCTGTAATAAAGTTCTGAGTCATTTTTAGAAATTGATTCTAACTTATAATCAAATGTCAAATAATTGTCAATTTTTTTAATATTAAATGGATACGGAAGTTCGTATTTTTTATTTTCCCCAATATTATTTTTTAAATTAAAAATTAAATAATAATCTTTTTGTGAAAATAGAATTAATTTTCCTTCTTTAATTATTTTATTTTCCATTGAAAAAACTATATCTCTTTGTAAAAAATAATTAAAGTGACTTTCGATATTATCCATTTGATGTATTTACAAAGAATATAAAAATGATCAAGAATTAATTAATCCATCCATCCATATCTTTCAGATTCAGACATAGTAAGATATGCATTATTTAAAATATATTTTCTGATAAAATTTGCTCCTCCTATAAAATTATCTTTTGGATCAACTTTTACCCACTGCAAACTAATTGGATGTAAAAACAAACCCCTTTTCATCCATGCTCTTACATCTTTTTGATTTACTGGATATTTATGAATCATATAAGTATCATCTAAATTTATATTTCGATGATCATGCATTAAAATATCCCAAGTAGTTACTAGATTGTATTTACGAGCATTAAATGGAGGTGGATTTGTTGGTGCTCTAAAAAGTAAACGAGTCATTCCGTGAAATGAACGGAGTAACTCGTTTGAATTTGTACACAACATTCTTCTATAGACTGGACGATTTTTAAGTAAAATTCTACGACGTTTTATAAAAACTTCGCACAAATTATTACGTAAATCGTTTTCTAAAGAAAAAAGAGATAATTTCTGCACATAATTATTTACTCTTTTGCTTCTTGGCAATACCAAACATACGTTGTTCATTAAGGAACATACCCTTCTTTACCTTACCGTATCCATCTATATCAAGATTAGCAACACTCACTCCCTTGTCATTAGGGAAAATCACAATATCATCTTTCTTACAAAATTGTACGTTTGGTCCTGTTAGGACGACTTTTGCCTTTCGCCAAGCTTTTGTGTTTACATTTGTAGGAACATACAAACCATTACGCATTACAGCAGATCCCTTGGAATCTTCCACTTCATCAACGAATTCTACTAATACAATATCATCAAAAACAAAAGAAAGCTTATAATCATCTAGTCCAAAAAAACCTTCGGAATTTCCATCTAGATCGATCATTCCCTTTTTATGTTTAACGTTATCCATGTGAGAAGGTAATTCTATAGCCATGAAAATAGTTAAGACACTTCTTTTATAAATCAATCATTTAAACCTAATTCTTCCAACATTTTTAAATTTTCTTCTACTTCTCTTTTAGAAGTTTCCATAGCCTTTGCCAATAAAACCAAATCTGTGTCTTCTTTTTTAGGTTCTTCTTTGGTTTTCTTAATATAATTAATTCTTTTCTTTTTAACTCTTGGAAGCATGTTTAATACAAATTCGTATTGCTCTTGCTTCGTCTGAAATAATTTACCGTATTTGTTCGACGTTTCGTTGATGATCTGAGCAACATCGGAAGAATACATAGAACACCAGCGATTAACCATATACAAATTGAATTGAGTTTCGCCTTCATTGATGGTATTTAGTTTCTTCTTATTAAAAAGAACAGAATCTATAAAATTAAATATTGTATCATCCATTTATTTTTTTCTTGTAATCTTCGTATGCTAACTCCAAACCAACTTCAAATGGAGTTTCTTCGAAGTTTACCACAGATTTTAATAATGAACAATCTAATTTTTTTCTAGGTGTTCCATCCATTGATGGATCTCCTGTTGTTATACTTCCATTAAAACCAACCACTTTTGCTATTTTTTGAGATAATTCCAAAATACTCATTTCTTGATCAGTTCCTACATTAATCCAGTCAGGAGGATCTTCCAACTTTAACAATTCTAAACAAATTTTAGCTAGATCATCTACGAATAGAAATTCTCTTTTAGGAGTACCACTTCCCCAAATTTTAACTTCCTGAGAATTGTTAATTTTAGCTTCATGAAAACGATGTATCAATCCCGGAATTACATGTGAATTTTCTGGATGATAATTGTCATTCATTCCGTAAAGATTCGTAGGCATTGCTGAATGATACGTGACTCCGTATTGCTTTCTGTAATATTGACACATCTTCAATCCAGCAATCTTTGCAATAGCATATGCTTCGTTTGTTGGTTCTAATAGAGAAGTTAGCAAAGAATCTTCTCTAATTGGTTGCGAAGCAAATTTTGGATATATACAAGAACTACCTAAAAACAGCAATCGTTTAACACCATATTTGTAAGAACTATTGATGATATTAGATTGAATAATAAGATTATCGTAAATGAAATCTGCTGGATATGTATTATTTGCGTGGATTCCTCCAACTTTTGCTGCACAAATAATAACAACATCAGGCTTTGATTGTCTAATAGCAAAATCAACCGTAAGTTGATCTTTTAAATTTAAATCTTTCTTATCAAATGTTATTAATTCGTATTCTGTATTTGCTCTACAAACGGCAGAGCCAACCATTCCTTTATGTCCTGCAACAAATAATTTGTTCATATCACTTTTCTTTTTTTGCTAATTCCCAGTCTGCTTTAGTCATAATTTTGACTAATTCATCGAATTTTACTTTAGGCTCCCAACCAAGAATTTTTTTTGCTTTTGCTGGATTACCCAATAATAAGTCTACTTCTGTCGGTCTAAAGTACTTCGGATCAATTTGAACAATTGGTTTTCCTGTAATATTATCGATTCCAATTTCATTGACATCTTCACCTTCAAATACCAAATCAATTCCAACTTCCTTAAATGATTTGATACAAAATTCTCGAATTGTATGAGTTTCACCAGTAGCACATACATAATCATCTGGAGTGTCTTGTTGTAAAATTCTCCACATCATGTCAGTATACTCTGGTGCGTATCCCCAATCTCTTTTAGAATCTAAATTTCCAAGATACAGACAATCTTGAATACCTTCTTTAATTCTACCAACTGCTCTACTAATCTTTCTAGTAACAAATGTCTCTCCTCTTCTTGGAGATTCATGATTGAATAAAATTCCATTAGAAGCATGAATTCCGTATGCTTCTCTATAATTCACCACACACCAATATCCATAGATTTTAGCAACAGCATAAGGAGACCTAGGATAAAATGGAGTAGTTTCACTTTGAGGAGTTTCTAATACTTTTCCATATAATTCAGAAGTAGATGCTTGATAAAAACGAGTTTTATCTTTTAAACCAGTTTCTTTAATTGCGTCTAAAAATCTTAAAGTTCCTATAGCATCTACTTGAGCCGTATATTCTGGAATATCAAACGATACTTTAACATGGCTTTGAGCAGCTAAATTATAAATTTCATCTGGTGCAATCTTTTCTAGCAATCTATTAATATTGCTAGAATCTGTTACATCTCCATAGTGCAATTTAAATGTATTATTATAAAATGTATTATTATAAATATCGTCTATCCTAGAAGTATTAAAAGAAGAAGACCTTCTAATAATTCCATGAACTTCATATCCTTTATCTAAAAGTTGTTCTGTAAGATATGAACCGTCTTGTCCGGTAATTCCAGTAATTAATGCTTTTTTCATTTAATTCAAATTCTATTCGAATCGAAACTCTCTGTAGAAAATTTAAATAATCTAGTTTATTCTAAAATCGCGAATATTTAGTTTAACGATAATTCATCATGCGATCTTTTTAAGAATACTTGTTATGCTATTTCCTTGATTATGTTTATATATCTCACAAAAAGATATTTGATCATAAATTGCCTTTATGTATTCTTCGTTTATATAAAAATTTTTAAAATCTTCTTTTTTATTTCGAAAATTTTCTATTAATTCTAGAGCAGTTCTTTTCGAAGGATCGTTATTATAAAAAGGATGTGGTTCTAAACTAGTATGTAAATCCTCTACAATAAAATACCCACCACGCTTTAATCTATGCAACATCGAAATTAATGTCAATTGCTGCTGATACATGGAATGTCCTCCGTCATCAATAATGATATCAAATTTGACACTAGGAAAAACGGTGTTCATTCGATTAATATCTGTCTGATCTGCTTGTTCGATAAATATCCTATCTTCTTCTAGATGTTTTAGATTATTAATATCTAATCCATAAATAGTAGAATTTGGAGAATATTCTTTCCACATTTTAAGAGATTCTCCTTTCCAAATTCCTATTTCAAGAATATTTAAAGATTCATTTCTCATTTGATCAAAATACCCATCATAAAATTCAGTAAAATTATGATGAGTAGCTTTATCAGTATTAAAAAATTTACCTATTTCTGTTAAAGTTTTCATCTTAATATATATTATTCTATTCTAAGAATACCAATTCCACATGATTTCGAAAATTCATGCGAAAAGACAGATTCAATCTTATGGTTGTTTTTTATTTCATTCCATGCTTTACATACGCCTGTATCATCGTTGTTAATATCATGAAAAATTAACCAACCTCCTTTATTCACAAATTTTAAGCTATTAATGTAGTCTTTCATAACTCCTTCATAGGAATGATCAGCATCAATAAAAATACAATCGTATTTTTGCGAATTTTGATCAAAAAATTCATCAGTAGTCATATTGAAAAAATTGATAGTTTTTTCTGGAAAGAATTCTTTCAATTTACTTACTTTATTATTAATTTTATCAAATGTTTGTCGAACGTGTGGAGCATCTTTATATGCCAAACAATCAACACAGTGAATTAAATTTGTGGTTTTTTGACTAAAAATTGAATTTATGAAGAAACTGCCTCCATTTGCTACTCCTAGTTCTAAATAAGTCGAAATATTATTAGATTTAAAAAATTTTAACAAACCTAAATATTCTACAGGAATTTGTTGTACTTGTAAATTTCCAGCAAATTTAGCACAAAAATAATCAGTTTGAGAAACACCAACTTCTTCGTCTAAAAATTTAAATAATCTTTCATCATTCATTTTTATCAGACTATTTTTATAAAAATTAAAATGAAGATCTCTTATATTCTTTTTATGAAATTCAGAATATGATTTGCCATGAAATGCGAAAGATTCGGTTTCTATATTATTATGCAAATCATCACAAACTTTTTCTACGCAAAAATTAGCAGCTAATTCTTTCGGAGCAAATTTAATTCCACTAGTAATTAATTGCGATTTATATCTTTGACAAATTTCTGTATCTTCGTGACCATTACATGGTAATGTTTTAACTAAATCCATTAATTTTTTACTTCTAATAGAAACGCCGCCATTACCTACTCTATTTTCAGGAGTAATAAAATGAGCATTTTTTTCCCAAGGTGCTCCAATATAATCGTAATTTAAAAAATCAGGATTCCATTTATCACTGTTTACCACAAAACCATCAGCATGAGTACTCATAGCAAATTCAGTATCAATATAATCCGGAAGAATATTCATTATAAATTTACTATATTCCAATAAACTATTAATTTTGTCGATCTTTATAAAAGTAAAATGATCCTCAAAATTAAAAGGAATGTTATCGCTAAATAGTACAACTTTTTTAAATTTTATATTTTCTGAACTCTTTTTCAGAGCTTCTGTTGCCATTTCTGGATTTCTAGTATCAACACAATAAAGTGTTACGTTTTCTAAATTAATATTTTTCATAGTATTTTTCGTAAAGATTTTCGTCTAAATTTTTATATTCTAAATTTTCATTATTGAAAATAGCAAAATGTGTCACATTAGATACAGTTCTAAGTAAAAATTTGCTTTCCGACATTAGTAAACTTTCTATCAAGACATCCTCCCCGGATTTATATTTAAAATTTTCATTATTATAGTGAATAGGTATTCCTGAATTAGATCGCGTACTAGGATAATA